CTTCGGGAGCTTCATGGGCTACCTCGGGATTCTCATGCTGCGGAAGGTGCGGAGCATCCGGCACAGGGTCATGCCAACTTCACTGGTTGGTTCGACGGTGATGATCTGGCGCACGTTATACATGTGGTTCGCCAGGTAGAGAATTGCCATGATGAGGCGGGCGGGCACCTGGGTGGGGTCGGTGAGTGAGTAGCCCGCGTAGTAACTGATCTGCACGCAGTCTTGGCGACGATCGGTCAGTGGCCACGTGCAGCCGACATTAAGTGTGATCTTGTCGGCGAACACGGTGTAGTTGGACGGGTCAAACGTCTGCTTCGCACCGGTCGTGTCGTTGTAGGTCACCACCAGGTTGTTAGTGAGCGGCGAGCCAGAAGGGACCATGACGGGGCGGTACACCAGCTCGATTCCGTCGGTGACCGGGAAACCCACCCACCACCAGGGCGTTGCGAGAAATTGGTAGTTCAGGCCCAGGAAGTAGTTGCGCGGGTCGGCTTGCCCAGGGAAGAAGTCGTACGTTTCGAGGCGCTGCTCACTCAGGCAAGCCTGGGCGGCCATGGACTCAATCTCGTCGGTCGCGGCCTCGATCATAGTCAGGAGCATCTGGTAGTCGTCGGTGAGCACCGCCGGAGAGGACCCGTAGGCATACTTCTGCGGGACGTCAAAACGCCCGAACGATGCAAGCTGTTCGGGGGTGATGACCGGCTGTGTGCGCTCCGCTAGGATTTTCTGATACATCGTGGCTCCAGTTACTTCCGCTTGTTCAATTCGAGCTGGTGCGTGTAGATGCTAAGGTCGGGGGCCGCGTTGACTACCGGCTCTTCAACCACGGGCTTCACCACGACGGGTTCTACCACCGGCTCGGTCACAGCCTCGGCCTTCAATGCGCTCGGCACGTTGCTGAATACGTCAAGTTTGAATTCGTTCTTCACGGCAGACGTTTTGCTCACGGATGTGGCGAAACCCTTGGCAACTGCCTCGTCAGCGGCCATCCATGTCTCGACGTGCTGCATGGCAAGGATGTCGGCCTTGGGGAGGCCGGTCTTGGCAACGTAAATGTCCGCGATTCCGCTGGTGACTATGGTCAAGGTGTCGGCCATCTTGCGCATGCTGTCTGCGTTGCCGCAGGCAATAGCCATGCCCTCGTGGATCATCATCACGCTGCCCGTAGCCATGGTGATGGTGTCCCCGGCCATGGCGATGATCGATGCTGCGGAGGCGGCCATTCCGTCAACGATCACTGTCACCGACTTGTTGCTGGTCTTGAGCAGGTTGTAGATGGCGACGCCGTCGAACGCGGAGCCTCCCGGGCTATTGAGCCGGACGGTGATCGACTTACAGGGGTCCTTGAGCGCGTCGCTCACTGTCTGTGCGGTGATACCCTCCCCAAACATGTCCGCGCCGATGGCACCGTAGATGTTCAGTGTGAGCACGTCACCGGTCTTCGCGGCGTTAAAAAACTTGTTAGTCATCGCTGTCTCCTCTGCCCAATGCGACCAGCTCTGCACGGGCTTGTTCCTCTGTCATGTCCTTGCGCTTGGTGATGTACTCCTCAGCCTGTTCAGCCGAGATGTTGAGCACCTCGGCGACAAACTTTGCATCAATTTTGCCTTTGGCCTCTTTGCGCAGCACACGATCGGCCATGCTGCCAGCCAGCGCGTTCAAGCGTGCATTGGTCTTTTTCGCCGGTACGGGTATAACGACCTGCTTTACCGGCTGCTTCTTCGGCTTCGGCGGAACCGGGTGCTTGAAGGGGGGCTCGGTATTGCCATCGCTGTCACCGGCCTCATCGGGTTCATCCTCACTCGGGTCGGGAACGTCGGCCTCTTCATTGGCGTCATCGGGGTCGTCAGGATCTGGTGGCTTCTGGCCCGGAATGAAAAATTCACCAGTGACCGGGTTGTAGATGGCTCCGTTCGCCGGGCCGCTGATGAAGTCTCCACCTTCAATTGAGTCGCGGTCCTCAAGGAACCGAGCCTCGTTGGGTGTCATTTGCCAGCTATTAATGAGCACCTGATTAGTGAGCGCCCGTTCCTTCGGAGAGCCTCGCAGGATAATGTCAGCGGCGTGCTTGGCATAGAGTTTGCCCCACTTTTTCTTGGGGATCAGGTCGCGCGTGATGCTCTGCTCGATCGCCGTGGTGAAGGGCAGCAGTGAGGTGTTGAAGTATTCGTCGAGAAAAGCTGAGCTTGATGCATAGGTGCTGTTCTGCTCACCAAGTCCCATCTTCACCATCAGCGGCGCACCACCGAGAAGCCGGACCACCTCTTGCTCTGACCATTTCCGCGACTCTAAAAGCTGCGACTCCTGGGCGTTGAATGTCATCTTCACCCAGGTAGCGCCGCCGGGGAGTGCGCTGAACTTACCCGCATTCTGAGAGCCGCTGAAATCCTTCTTCAGGCGATCGACGATGTTCTGTGCTTCCTTCTCATCGGGTGCGTTGTCCGCATCGGGAAAGGAGATGAAGCCGCCCATGCCAAGGCCATTGGCAAAGTTGCGTCCGGCCACTTCCTCAGCCGCCATCAGCAGCGACAGGGCCTCTTTGGCTAGGAGAATAAGCGGGCTGCCTTCGAGGCCGAAGCCTTCGAAGTTGAGTGCCGACACGTGCCAGATTTGATCCTGGGTAAACTCCATCGTGCCGCCCTGACCACAGTTTGTGTAGCGGTACTTCAGGGTAGGTGGCGTGGTGGTTCGGTCCCAGTGTGGTGTCATGTGCCAGGCATTGAGCGGGATGAGACCGATGGGATCACCTGCCTGGTCTGTCAGAATCTGGCAGTAGCAGTTGCTGTTCATAATGAGCTGGGACGCGAGGAACCAACGCATTTGATACGAGGTCTGGTAGCTGTTCGGGCAGTCCTTGAGTAGTGTGTAGAGTGGATTGTCGATCGCCGGTTGCGTGCGAACGCGGCCATCGACTCTCTTGGTCTCGCGCAGAATAAGCGGCATCTTGGCGAGGTCGTTGGAGAGCATCTTAACGCCGCCCAAAAATGCAGACACGCGAAGCGCGGTCTCGCGCGTGACTACCTTACCGGCGGCGGCGGGTAGCCCAACGAGGGCGTGTACCAACTCGGAGCTGGGAGACGCAAAGGTGCTCTCCCCACTGTTTCGAAAGGCGTTCAACCAGCCCGCTCTGAAGTTATTAATGAAGCCCATGCGTGATCTCTCTTAAGGGTTAGTTAGTCGGTTGCAGGGTGGCGGAGTCGTCGTTATGACTCTGCTTGAGCGGGTCGTAGCCGTAGAGGATGCGCTGGTTATGCAGGCGTAGCCCGCGCTCCATGCCCAGCCCGGCGTTGTGCAGGATGACCTCCCACTGGGCTTGCTCGCTGGTCTGGCCCGGCTTTGCTTTCAGTGGCCTGCCCCTGCGGATTCCCTGGACGCCACACGCGGCGAGGATGTGACTCACCCGGCACTGCGAGATGTGAAAGTGCGTGGCCACCTCTGATTGGTGCATGATGGGGTTTGCGGCCACATAGGCCACCACCTCGTCATAGTCGGCTTTACGCTTACGTCCCTTGGGCATCTTGCTCATGCGCTCACCATCCAAACGGTTTTCTTTTTAATTTGGTTTTCTGGATCTGTTGCTCGCGCGAGAGCCATGATTAGGGAGGCGCAGCCATCGATCTTTTCGCGCTTGCGGTCGCGGGCTGGCTTAATAAATCCGGTGCCGCGCTGTGTGTTCCAGCGCAGGTTCGACATTTGCCAACGCATCACGGGGTTGTGTGCGTGGGTGAACTCGGAGCGGAGTACCTTCCGCATGAGCTCCTGGCAGGGGGCGTTCATTTTTAAGTGGGACTGGGGGTAGTCCACGAGCTTGCGCATCGGGAACCCACCCTCGTCGAGCATGCGAACAAGTTCCGATGACCAGGCTTGGTCGTATGCGATTTCTTTTAATTCGAAAAGTTTGCTGATCTCTGTGATCTGGTCCGCGATGTATCGGACGTCGGTGAGGTTGCCGGGGGTCGGAACAATGAACCCATCCTTGGCCCAGGTGCTATAGGGCACTTTGTCGCGCTTCACGCGCTCGGCGATGTTGTCTGCTGGGCACCAGAAATATTCGAGAATTGACCACTTTTCGTCGGTTTTAAGGGGTGGAAAGAGTAAAACGAGGGCAGAAGTGTCAATTTTTGGCGCTAAATCGATGCCACCAAAACAGGGACGGCCCTTGAGCAATTCAATGAGCTGCAGGCGCAGGCGCTTGGGATCTGGGTGAGTGGCGATGTCCTCGGAGCAGCAGGCGTCCCAGGTGGCAATGTCGATCGCGGGGTCACTGACCTC